GATTTTAAATGGAAAAACCCTGAAACCAAGGATGAGATAATCAATGAGAGCATCAAATTCGTGGAAAGTAAGGAGAAAAACTGGGCACGACTTTACGAAACCGCTCAGGAGAAAGTGCCGTATGTAGTTGGCGGTGACACTAAAGGCGAAGGAAATGACTCTTATGCAATGACTGTGATTAACAACGTCACAGGAAAACGCGCAATGTCAATGAATCTTGACGTCATGACATCATATCCGTATACATACCAGGTGTACTGTGCGGGGATTTATTACAATACCGCACTCATAGGTATTGAAATCAACTTTAATACCGGGCCTGTGGAAGAGCTTCAGCGCCTGAGATACCCGAACCAGTATGTACGGAGAAAGTACGACACATACACCAAGAAGCACGAAGAAAAATATGGCTGGAAGACAGACGGAAATACGCGGCCTCTCATTATCGACAAGGAAGCGGATTTGGTGCTGAACAATATCGACCTCATAAACGACATACCTACGCTGCAGGAAATGCTCACGTTTGTGTATGATGATAACGGCCGGCCGGATGCAATCTCCGGAAAACATGACGACCTCCTATTTTCGGAAATGATTGCCAGCCAGATACGAGAGCAGCAGCGCAGAACTATAAACAGCGGCAAGCAATCACACTATACTTCTGATATGCTTGAAGATTATAAAAAAGCAAGCCCACAGGAACGCGCAATGATGATTGCAGCCTGGGGAGAACCTTAAGGAGAAGAGATGGATAAAGAAAAACTCGGTTTCTGGCAGGATCAATACAGAAGATCTGTGGATCTGTACGAAGAAATCAGAAAGAAGATGCAGGATAATCAGCTGCAGTATGACGGCAAGCTGCAGCCCGTAAAAGGGTGCGATGTAGTTTGCATATACAATTTTACAAAAGAACTTATCGAGTCGGCAGTAGATTCAACGATACCGCTGCCGAAAGTTGAGCCGACCATCAAGAATGAGCGCAACATTAAGCTGGCCAGAACTATCGAGGCAATGCTCATGAACGAGGTGAAGCGAATCAACCTGGAGCCGCTTAACGACATCGATGAAAGAACAACAAAAATCATGGGCGGTGATATTGCGCTTGTAGAGTGGAATAACTCCATCAAGACGCACAACAGCGTGGGCGACATCGACATCAGACTCATCGAACCTACCAGATTTACGCCGCAGGAAGGTATTTACGAGCTGGAGAGAATGGATTACTTCTTTCTGGACTTTGAAGATACCAAGGAACACATCAAAAGGCTGTACGGCATCGATGTTTCCGATGAAAGCGTAGATGTTATGCGTACTGAAGAGGACAGCACAGACGATACTGTTACTCAGGTATGGTGCTTTTATAAGAATGGCAAAGGCGGAATCGGCGTTTATAGCTTCGTAGGAGATACGGAGCTTATTGACAACGAAGAATATTTTGCTCGTGCAAGGTATGCATGTAGCCGCTGCGGACTTCCTCAGCCGGCAGGGGAAAAGGTATGTTCCTGCGGGGGAAAGGAATGGAAACTGCTCTCCATGGATTATGAGGAACTTGAAGAAGACATTACTCTGAGCGACGGAAGGATTATCCCGGCTATGGATTACGCCAGAGCAGAGAATGGAGAATACCTGTACCAGGATGTGGAAGTGCCGGTTACAGAAATAAATCCGTTCACAGGCATTGAAGAACCGGTTTACGAAATGATTTTTGACGAGTATATGAATCCGATTGGAGACCGTCAGCAGACAGTAACTCGGCCGCAGGCGTACAAAATACCAACAAAAATCCCGTATTATGTCCCAGGCAGATACCCTGCGTGCATCAGAAAAAACGTATCAGCATCCCGAAAGGTATTCGGTGACAGCGACGTTGAAATGATTGCAGAGGCTCAGGACAGCTAATAAACTGACAACTAAGACCGTAGCAAAAACTGAAGCAAATGGCCAGGTGCTGGCAAAACTCAAGCACACGGACTTTTCATTCAGCAATGGTCTTCAGATTCTGGAAGTTGACAGCATGGACGAACTGGCTGCACTTAAAGCGCTCGACCTCGGATTTGATGTAAGCCGCGACATAGCCATGATAGACAAACTTTATCTGTGGGCGAAGTCAATGCTTGGAATCAATGACAGTTCTCAGGGAAAACCTGACACAACAGCAACTTCCGGAAGAGCAAAAGAAGCTCAGATTATGAGAGCGCAGGCCCGTCAGTCCTCGAAGATTGTAATGAAGAATAACTTCTACCAGCAGCTTTACTATTCCATGATGGAATTTGCGCTTGCGTACATGGATGAGCCGCGCAATTATCCGTATCAGGATGATACCGGCAATGACGAAGATATTGTGTTTAACAGATACGACTTCCTTGAACAGGATGAATTCGGAAATTGGTATTACAACAACCAGTTCATTATAACCATTGACCCAACGGGAAGCATCGCAGAAAACCGCCAGGCCTGCCTTGAGGCAATGCAGGCGGACTTCAGCGCAGGGCTTTATGGCAATCCGAAGGATCCTGAAACAATACTGACGTTCTGGAAAGACAGAGAGTCTATGAACTATCCTAACGCAAAACGCCAAGTAAGTCGCTGGACCAAGAAAGTTGAAGAATTGAAAGCCCAGCAGCAGGCTATGATGCAAGCCCAGCAGACCATGATGCAGCAGCAGGCAGAAATGATGCAGGGCGCGCCTCAGGGGATGCCGCCTGCAGGAGCAACAATAGGAGAACCGGAAGGAGAGGTTGAAGATGAAATGCTCACAATGTAACAATGAACTTATGATTGTGGACGGAAGACCTGTAAAAGATGGCGAAAAGGCATACTGGAGACAGCTTTACGTCTGCAACAATCCAAACTGCAATAGCTATAAAAAAGAGGTTGGAGAAAGACTTATAAACATTTTCGATGAAAGTGAAATCATCGAAAAACAGAATTTGTCCTCCTAGTTTTTTATATATCTTGTCCGGCGCAAGCAAACTGCCGGAAACAAGCGGGCCGAAAGGCCCTTTTTTAGTATTTTAAAACGAAAGGAAAAAAGAGATGGAAGATTTTTATAACGATTTATTTGAAGAGGAATTCGAAGACGAATCGCAGGCTGGTGTCGTGGACCAGGGAGACGGTGGAGCTACAGACGAAGGAGATAACGAGTTTGAGGAGCTGCAGCCCGAAGACCAGTTATCAGATGGAATCGCACCCCATCAGCAGTCACCGGAAGAAAATCATGCAGCTGCCAATGCCAGAAAGGCAGCGGAAGCGCAGGCCAGAAGGGCCGAAGCCGAAAGAGACACTGCCAATACAGATCTGAATATTATCCTTGGCGCACTTAAAGCCTACGGTTACGAAGGCAAGCCGCAGGAAATTGCAGACATGTTGGTGGCAAAAGCAACCGGAAGAAGTGCTGAAGAGATTGCAGACGAAAGAGCTGCACAAAACGAGGCACTCAACCAGGCAGTTGTAAACCATCCGATGGTACAGCAGGCAAACGCTATGATGCAAGGCATCATGCGTCAGCAGGCAGAAAACACCATTAAGCAGGAGCTCAGAAACATTCAGGCGATTAACCCTGATATTAAGTCAGTCGCCGATCTTAAGAATCTGGGCGACAAGCAGGAAGCATTTGACGCACTTATCAAGAGCGGAATGCATATTGACAAAGCTTATATGATACTGCATCCGGCAGGCCAAAGCCAGGCGCGCATCGCAAAGCCAGATACTAAGGCGCATATCATGCAGACCAACGGCAACGGCAACGGCAGCAGTGCATTAACAATGTCAAGAGACGAAAAAGAGATGTGCAGGGCACTTTTTGGAGATGTAAGCGATAAAGAGCTTGCAAGACTTTTCAAGAAAGTGTCTGGCGGGAAGGAGTAAAAAATTATGAAAAAGACATATGCAGGAAAAATCAGCGGAAAAGGCAGCCAGATTGTAGAGCCTGTTTTCAAGAGCGAAAACGGCAAATCCGGCAAGGTAACTAAAGGCGATGACCTTAGAACCGGAAAGGGAGGTAAAAAGTAATGAAATTACATCAGAGTTCAATTTTAGCACAGCCGCCAGTAGTAGAACTTCCATGCGCAGCAGGTACAGAATACGTTCCTGGCCAGTGCCTGGTAATCACAGATGGGGCAGCGGCAGTTGCAACAGGTACTACAGTACCGACACATATCTGTTACGGCAAAAAGACAGGCGCTGAAGGCGAAAGTGTGCATGCAATCAGAATTACTGACGACATGACATTTTCAGCACAGCTTGCAGCAGCGGGCAGTGCGCTTGTGGTTGGAGACAAAGTAAACATCCACACCGACGGCATGAAAGTTACGGGCGCAACAGGCGCAGTAGCAACAATTGTTGGTTTCGGTACAACAGAAAAAGCAGCCGGCGACGAAGTGCTGGTTAAGCTTAAATAGCAGAAAGGAGAACTGAAAATGGCAGGAATTATTTTCTCAGAAGGCTCTGGCGTAAACGATAGCGTATTCGGCAAATGCCAGACACCAGTAAAAATGTTTATCGAAAAGAAAGCAGAGGCATACGAAAATGCATCTGCAGTAGATAAGATTTTCTCAAAATCAAAATCAAACCACTTTGGTGAAACAATCACTTCAATGACATCCATGAACGGATTCGCGCCTGTGGCTGAAGGCGGCGCTTACCCTAAGGCTGATATGCAGGAAAGCTACAAGAAGACTCTTGTACATACTACTTTCAAGTCCAGCTTTGCTATCACACAGGAAATGGTTGAAGACGCAAAGACAATGGACCTCAGAAAGAGACCTGCAGCTTTCCTTGCGGACTATTACCGTATGAGAGAACGTTTTGGCGCATGCATGATTGGTGCTGCAGTAGGCGGCGCTAAGCAGGCGCAGTTCGGTGGCAAGCTGTTTGACGCGACATCTGCAGATGGCGTGGCTATGTTCAGTACTGAGCATCCATCCATCACAAACGGTACAGGAGTTCAGTCTAACAGATTCACCAACGCTTTCAGCAATGACTCACTCGCAAGAGCAGAAGCAGCAATGCAGAACGCAAAGGACGACAACGGTAACATTCTGGCTGTTATTCCGGACACTATCATCATTCCAAACATCGCCGAACTTAAGGCTGATGTATTCGCAACAATCGGTGCCGATAAGGATCCTGATACTGCGAACAACGGCTTCAACTTCACATTCGGAAGATGGAGAGTAATTGTATGGGCTTATCTCAACCAGTTTGTCAAGGCCGGAACTCTTCCATGGATTCTTGCATCCAGCCAGTACAACGAAGATTACGGCGGCGCTGTATGGTTCGACAGAGTACCACTTTCCATCAAGTCTGTTATCGATGACAACACAGACGACAACGTATGGAAGGGCAGAGCAAGACTGTCTGCAGGCTTCCACGACTGGAGAGCATTTGCGGTTGGCGGCGTAGAAGACGGTACAACTTTAGTGTAACGATTACAAAATAGGGGGCAAAATCAGCCCCCTGTTTTTGACGTTTTTGTGAAAGGAGAAAAAACTATGAAAAAATTACAGAAGGGCCTCACAAAAGGCGAAAGATTTGAAGATGGCGGCAGAATTTTCGTTATTGATAAAGTGAATCTTGATGGAAGCTACCTTGCACATCAGGTAACGGATGGAGAAACTGAAGAGGATTTAAGAAAGAACCTGCAGCGCTTAAAAGTTCCTGAACTTAAAGACATGGCAAAAAATCTCGAACTTGACGATGAAGGCAAAAAGGACGAGCTTATTGAAAGAATTGCACAGGCTCTGGAAAGCCCTAAGACTGAAGACGTGCAGACTGAAGAGGAAAAGAATACTCCCAAAGATGATGCCACCGTAACAGATGGAGAAACTGAAGAGGACGACAAAACCACTGAAGGAAATGACGGAAACGTAGACGAAAACAATAATGAAGATGAAAAATAAGAACAGGGAGGTGCAGCTTTATGACAACATGGGCTGATATTAAACTGGCGGCATTGAAGAAGATGGACCCCAGCATTAAATCGCTGACTGTTCAGAACTCGACAAGAGATTACCTTAATAGCATTGTGCCTGCTGCCAACAGAGGACTGCAAGACCTTGCGACAGCAGGTAAATTTATTATCAAAGAATATGACATAATGACCTGCGATGTAACAAATCTGCTTGGCCAGGACTTCACTACTCACCAGCACCTCAATGATGATATTGAGTTTACAAGTGAATATGGCCAGGCTTTTTATTTTGAAATATCCGGAAGGGCAAAGGTAGATATTTATGTCGGCGAAACACTGGCAAGAACGGTTGAAACTGAGCCGCAGGCAGGATTTAAAACCTTCAAGGGAAAGTTAGTTAACGAAGAAAGAAAGCCTGTTAAAATCGTTTTTACGGGCCCGTATCCATATCAGCTGCGAAATGCAGCAGCATTTGATGTGCTGTTTGAAACTGATGAGGATGTGTGGGAATGGACCACCAAGAGAAGATACAAACTCAAAGAACTGGCCGAGGACTTCTTTAAGCTGGTCCCATCCGACATGGTGCTTGAAAGTAAGGACACAGCCTATACAAAGTACAAGGATTATGAGTGGGAGAACGATGATACTCTGATTCTGGACGGAACAAAGCAGGGGCATTATAAAATCCACTACTATGCATATGCTCCGGTAATCACCATTGATACGCCGGACGATATGGAACTTGCGCTGGATCCGGAAGTAGCAAACTTACTGCCTGTGTATATAGCATCAGAACTGTATGAAGACGATGACTTATCCACGGCATATTATTTTCGCCAGCAGTACGACGAAGCAAAGCAGCGGCTTGTTCCTTCCGGGGCAAAAGGTAAAGCAGAGTTTAAGGATGTGTGGGGGTGGAGCTAAATGGAAGCGCCAAAAGCGAAAACTGTATATAGTGCATCAATGAAGAGCTTTCATGGAATAGACCTCCGAAATTCTCCATCGAATGTCGACCTTTCCAGAAGCCCGATGTGCGTAAATATGATAAGGGACACTATCGGGACCAACAGAAAAAGAAGAGGGTATGAGACTATCGGAACACTGGATGGCAGAGTAAATGGATTTCACACGCTTAATACTCCGACGGGAAAAAGCCATTTAGTACACGCTGGAACCAAGCTATATACATTTACTCCGAAAAACGATGAGTTTTTAGAAGTTTATGCCGCTGCAAACGACCATTTCTCGATGTCAAGACAGGTAAATTCGAAGTTATACATTCTGGACGGTGCAGACATACTTGTTTTTGACGGTGAAACCGTCAAAAGTGTTTCGGCAGTAGCGTATGTGCCTACAACTATGATCGGGAAGGATCATAGCGGCGGCGGAACAAGTCTGGAACCGCTCAACCTTCTGACACCATTTCGAACTGAAAGGTTTATGGGAGATGCAACAAACCTGACATTCCAGATGGGGACCGCAGAACTTGACGCAGATCCGGTGGAAATTAAAGCTCTCAACGAAGCAGGAACGTTTGATACACTCGAAGAGGGGACGGACTTTACTGTGAACAGAACACTGGGCACATTCATCTTAAAAGAGGCCAAGAAAACCCCGGTCACAGGCGTTGATAACCTATATGTGACATATGCAAAAACGGTAGCCGGGTATGCAGATCGCGTAAAAAAGTGCGACATATGCACACTTTATGGCATGAACGGCCAGCGAGACCGCCTTTTCGTGTCAGGCAATCCTGAGTTTCCGAATTACGACTGGTACTGCAAGAGCAATGACCCGACGTTTTTCGGAGATATATGGTATTCGGTGATGGGCCAGGACGACAGCTCCGTAGTAGGGTATTCGGTGCTTAATGGCCAGCTGCTCACTTTCAAAGACGGGGCAGCCAATGACAGTAACATCATTCTGAGAACCGGGATTTTTGACGAGAATACAAGCCAGAACACCTTCAAAACTGTAGGTAACTATGAAGCAGCAGGAGCTCTTGGGAAACACACCTTTGCAAGCTTGAAGAACGAACCGATGTATCTGACAACAGAAAAAAGCATTCACGCTATTACACCGAGCGATGTTCTGGGCGAAAGAAGCTCGCAGGAGCGCTCGTACTATATATCAGAAGCACTTGCAGGTGAAGAGGGACTGGAAGAATCATACGGAATCAAATACAAGGACTTCTATATTCTTGCGACCGGCGATAAAGCATACATACTGGACACTGCTCAGGCAGCTTATGAGCGGAATACACCATACTCAACAAGACAGTATGAATGCTACCTGTGGACAGGAATTGGTGCCAGAGTACTTCATGTAATTGATGATGACTTGTATTTCGGTACTGCAGGCGGAAAAGTAAAGAGATTTTTTGGCTCAGAGCTCGGGGAACAGTCAGGCGGATATACTGACGACGGTATTATCACGGAAAAAACTGTGGACGTCGACGGCGTAAAAGTAACGACAAAAGAAAGCTTCCCATGTTACTGGGAAACAGCAGAAATATATACAGGCGGCAGTGATCATGCCGAATTGAAGAAAACTTTCAAGCATCTGGTCGTAGCCCTAAACGCGTTTGCGCATACCGGCTGCAGAGTGTGGGCGAAGATTAACGGTTTGTGGGAGCTGATTTTCGATTACGATTCATCTGCAAACTTCTTCAGCTGGGATGATATTGATTTCGAGGACTTCACGTTCAGAACCGATGCAACGCCGACGTTGATTGGCGGCAAGTTTAAGGCAAAAAAGCTTTTGCACATACAATTCAGGTTTGAAAACTCAAAGCCTCAACCATTTTCTATCCTGTTCGCAAAGACCAAGTACACGGTCGGCAACGAGTATAGGAAGTAGAAAGGAGAAAAAATGTCTTTACAAGATTATAAATTTACAGAGAGCATGTTCACCGGCAGAAAGATTGCAGACCTTTCAGATACCCCTTCTTCTGACGGAATGACTGCGGAACTTTTAAAGGAATATTTCGATTATATGCCGAAAGCAATGATTGCCATGGGTGCAATCAATGGCATCATCGACTTTCTGGTGAGTACTGCAGGGGCATCCGGGATAGGTGCGGCGGTGGCAGGAATCGCAGGTACAGAGGTACAAAGCATTCTTGCGGCCGTGAAAACAATGCTGGACAACCGATATACGAAAGAAACTGCTGACATGCTGCTCGAAGGCAAAGCAGACAGCACTACTGTGGCTGCTATGGTAAAGTCAGTTGAATTTGACCACGCAACAGGCGTCTTTACTATTACAGAACAGGGCGGAGCAGTGCATACGATTGATACTGCAATCGAAAAAATTGCAGTAAACTTCAGATACGATGCTGAAACGGAAGCTTTAGTAATGACGCTTCCCGATGGCAGCGAAGAGACAGTTTCGCTATCAGCATTTGTTGACAATAACGACATTCAGGAATCGTCTACTATCAGTGTTGAGGAGTCAGGCGGCAAAATCAAGCTGCATTTAAAATCCGGAAGCATCACAGACTCAATGCTTTCGAGTGCACTGCTCAGTGCGATGCAGGGATATGTACAGAGTTGCAGTGGCTCAGCGGCAAGTGCAGCTGCAGATGCGAAAAATGCAGGTACATACGCTGACAATGCGGCCAAGAGCGCATCAGCTGCAAAAGTATCTGAGACGAATGCCGCTCAGAGCGAAAGTAACGCGAAGAACTCCGAAACAAAGGCAAAAGCATCGGAAACCGCAGCGCTTGCAGCACAGAAAGCCGCTAAGGATGCGGCTGAAGAGGCAAAGACGGCAGCAGGCGGCGATTTTGTTACAAATGAAGATTTTAATGAGGCCATGAAGGGCAAAGCAAACACCCCTTCGTATGCCGAAACTACCATGCTTGCATCAGGCTGGGACGAGAACCGGTACAGTTTCGAAACTGACTATCCGTTCGATTCATGTGACATTGAAATTCAACCAAGTAAGAACTGCACCACAGAACAGATGGAAGCATACTGCGGAGCCATGCTCACCGGATCTTCCACTGACCACATCACAGAAGCTAAAGGTGATGTACCGGCTATCGAC